GCTCAAAATCAACATTCTTACTGCATGTTAATGAGAACCGGGAACTCGCTGACCAATACACGCGGTCAATAAGCAGTCGCTCTGAAATATGGGCCGAGGAAATAATCGATATCGCCGACGACAATGTCCTTGATGTCAAAGAAATAGAAAAAAATGGGCGCGTGATTGAAATAGAGGATCATGACGTCGTTAACCGCGCCAGGCTCCGCGTAGATTCCCGCAAATGGATTCTCTCAAAACTGCAACCCAAAAAATATGGCGACAAAATTGATGTAACCAGCGCCGGAGAGAAAATTCTAACATCCCCAATAGAAATCACATTCGTAACGCCGAAAGCCGCGAATGCAAACAACCCCGCAACCGAATAAAATCAAGGCCGAAATCCCGGTCGCATTCCGGGAGCTATTCGACCCTCACCGATACAAGATTTTTCATGGTGGCCGTGGTGGCGGCAAATCGTGGGCGTTTGCAATGGCGCTTTTACTGCTCGCATACCGCAAGCGGTTGACGGTGCTTTGCGCAAGAGAGATACAAAACTCTATCGAGGACTCTGTACACAAGCTCCTGTCGCTTCAAGTTAAAGCTCTGGGCCTATCCGATTTTTATGAGATTCAAAAGACGAAAATCATAGGGCAAAACGGATCGGAATTTATCTTTGCTGGCCTCTTCCGTAACGTAAACAAGATAAAATCCGCAGAAGATATTGATATCTGTTGGGTGGAAGAAGCCGCCAGCGTGTCGGAAGATTCATGGATTGACCTGATTCCAACGATACGCAAAGAGGGTTCGGAAATATGGATATCGTTTAACCCCGACAACGAAGACGATCCCACGTATTTGCGGTACGTGACAAACCCGCCGGCAACGGCAATCGTGCGCCAGGCCAACTACTGCGACAATCCGTATTTTACCAAAACCCTGCGCCTGGAAATGGAATCAGACAAGGCCTTCCGACCGCTACAATACGAGCATATTTGGCTTGGTAAGCCCCTGGGCCTCGGGCGAAAAATATGGGAACAATACATCGATGAATCATGGCCCAACGGGCACCTGCGGTCGTTCGATTGGTCCATGGTAAAGGATCGTGCGAATTGCTTTGTTGTACAGGACCCGGCGCAGCATTATTACCCGGCATGCATTGCTGTTGCTATGATACCCAAAAACGACAAGGGTGACAACTTCAACCATTGGGTATATGCAGAATGGCCAACTTTTGATACGTTCAATGATTATTTCTACAACATACGAACGAAAGTTTTGTACACCGGCACGTTGTCGGACATGGCGAAACAGATATACATCATGAGCGGTTCGGCAGAACACGGGTTGAAAATATCAAAGCACGGAATTGATACGAGATTCGTGAAGGGCACGGGCTCGCAGAACTACTGGTCAAACGATACTGCCGGACTCGTACAGGCATTTGCACGGCCGGAAAACGGCGGCATTGTTTTCGACTGCCCCGAGGAAAAGCTCATCGATGCCGCAAAAAACAACATCAACTCCTGGCTGCAATGGAATACAAAAATGGAGCGCATGAGCCTGTACAACGAGCCTTCGTTCTACGTTGCGCCGTGGTGTCGTAACATGCGTGACTCGATGAAAAATCACCGGCTGTTAGACGATAAGGAAACAGAGAACCCAAAGCGCAAGGATTTTTCCGATTGTGCAAAAATATACAATGCTCTGATTGCCGATTGGCGGTACAAAGACCCGCGCAAAAAGCAGGAACCTTTTAAGCCGCACGAAATGGCTATGAGCGGTAATACGGGGTGGATGGTATGACGTGCCCGAAGTGCAAAAAGAAGCGCCTGCGCAAACCCAAGCTGCTCCGCAGGGACGATTTCAGGATGTGGGTCGAGTTTGACTGTCCCAGGTGTGGAAAGGTTGTCGTTGAAGAGCGCCAGAAGCTTAGCGAGGTAACTTTTGCATAACTACCAAGACAAAACAGATGCAGACCGCACGGCCGAGGCCATTGCGACAATCGACCGGTGGCGTCGTGAGCGAAAAAAGGGCAAAATAATCCTACACTGCGACGGCTCCGGCAAAGTGGCAAAAATAGAAATCTGTCAGTTTATTTGATTCAGATGTTGACTTTTGCTGAAAATTGTAGTATTATGTAATTAACTACCCAAACACTAAGCATGGCGGTCATCCTTTCACGAGCCGTGTCGATGCAATGGCGTCGATGGGGCTTTTTTGTTTTATGGCAGCAACAAAAAAACAGCAAGACGTTATCGCCACCGCAATTAAACGCTACCAGCACTGCTACGATGCCGAAAACGACAACCGAACTGAATCCATGGAGGACCGCGAGTTTATCAACGGCGAACAGTGGGAGGGTGCGCAGCGCAAAATACGGGAGGGCTCCTATCCGCCACGGCCATGCATCACAATCAACAAAATGCCACAGCACCGAAACCAGATCACCAACATGCAGCGGCAAAACCGCATGGCAATCAAGGTCCGGCCAGTGGACAACGGCGCTGATCCCAAGACTGCGGAAATTATTACCGGCCTGATCCGCAACGTCGACGCCCGCTCCCAGGCCTCGATTGCCAGGGACACGGCGTTCGAATCCGCTGTTGATGGTGGTTTTGGTTTTTACCGAATTATTACTCAGTACGTCGGCAATGACGGATTCGAACAGGAAATTTTAATTCAGCCGATCCCCAATGGCTTTTCTGCATACATCGACCCCGACACAAAGTCCCCCGACTATTCCGACATGCGCTATGCGTTTGTTTTGCAGGACATGCCAAAAGATGACTTCGAAAACGATTATCCAAAAGCACAGGCGGTCGACTTCAAGTCCTCGCAACTTGACAAGGATCGCGCTGATTGGATAACTGATGAAACTGTGCGGGTCGCGGAATATTTCGAGGTTGTTTACGACAGGGAAAAAACGATTTGCCTGTTGGAGAACGGGAAGGTTGTCGACAAGACAGAGCTTTTCGACGGCCAACATCTGGAATACAACGGGCTCGACGCTTCGCCGACGGCAACGCAAGTCAAAAAGGATGAAGCGGGAAATCCAATTGAGCGCAAGGTAAAAGAGAAGCGAATCGTATGGCGGAAGATTACCGCTGTTGACATCCTCGAAGAGCGTGATTGGCCCGGACAATTCATTCCGATTATCGAAGTCAGCGGAGAAAAGCGGAATATTGGAAACAAGGTTTTGCGCCATGGTTTCGCTCGACACGCCAAAGACCCGCAACGGATGTACAACTATTGGGCGAGCTGCGAGACCGAACGGATCGCATTGTCTCCCAAGGCCCCCTATGTCGGAACAGCAAAGCAATTTGATGGCCACGAGAATATTTGGGGTCAAGCAAATGTTGAAAATTTCGCATATTTACCGTTCAACTCTGACCCCACAGCTCCACCCCCGCAGCGCCAGGCGTTCGACGGCGTGCCTGCGGGCATCGTCAATGCCAAGATGGCGGCAAACGATGACATAAAGGCAACAACCGGTATTTATGATGCGTCGCTTGGAAACCGCAGCAACGAAACCAGCGGAAGGGCGATTCTCGCACGGCAGAACCAATCCGACACGGCGAACTTTCACTACACCGACAATCTGACAAGGGCAATGACCTATGAGGGCATCATACTGGTTGATTTAATTCCGCGGATTTATGACACGCAGCGCACTATCAGAATCCTCGGCGAAGACAACAAGGAGCAGCTCGTAACGGTCAACCAGATGTCACCCGACGGCGGGAAAACCCTTTACGATCTGACTGTCGGGAAATACGATGTCACGGTCACGACGGGACCGGCGTTCGCATCGAGGCGCGCGGAAGCCGCCGAGGCCATGATTGAGTTCACCCGTGCGAATCCCGGCGCTTCTCAATACCTCATGGACCTGATTGCTGAAAACATGGATTGGCCCGGTGCCGACCAAATTGCAAAGCGACTCAAAAAGTTATTGCCCCCGAACATCCTCGACGATTCCGACCCCGAAAAAGCCGCGGCAATGGTTAAGCAATTGATGCGTGAGAACCAGGAGCTCAAGGCCGAACTGCAAAAGCTGTCGTCGGGGGTGCAGGAAACCCAGATGAAGATTGGTGCCGACATGCAGAAGGCGCAGATGGGCGCACAAGTTGATATGGCAAAAGCTCGCATGGGCGCACAAACAGATATGCAAATCGCGCAAATGCGTGAAATAACCAATATGCGCTCCCGCGCAATGGCCATGCGTGGGAATCAAGCGAACCAGGCCAACGGTAGCCGTCCGTAACGGCGATTAAATACGTGGGAGAAAACCATGAACGCACCAAACCAGAACAACGAACCAACGACCACTGTTGACAACGGACAGCCGGCAGCGGTAGATGTCAGTACAACTGTTACTGACTCAACCAATACCGAAACCGTCGTTGACGATGCTGGCGAAGCATCTCAGGATCAAGGTCAGGCACCGAAGAAAAAGCATCCGGTGCAGGCCAGGATTGACCAGTTGACAAGGGATAAATACGAGCGTGATGCGAGAATCGCCGCGCTCGAAGCCGAGGTTGCGGCCTCAAAACAGGTCAGCGGTCAAAGAAACGATACCACGCAGCAACAGGCAAGCGACAATGCGCCGCCGAAACCTGCCGACTTTGAAGACGTTACGGAATACGTAAACGCCGCGGCAGCATTTCAGGCACGGCAAATTGTCAAGCAGCAAACGGAACAGATTCAGAAGCAGCAGCAGCAGCAAAGCGAACAGCAACGCTTTGCAATGCAGGCGCACAAGCTGCGCACAGAAGGACAGGCGGAAGATTTCGATTTCGTTATCCAGGCATCCGCCAGAATGGTCCCTCCCATTGTTCAGCAGGCGGTTTTGGCTTCTGAAAACTCCGCAGTGCTTGCGTATCACATCGGTAAAAATCCTGACATCGCATTCAAGTTGGCGACAATACAAAACCCCTATTCAATGATGATTGAGATAGGGAAAATCGAGGCGCAGATAACAACAAAAACGGCCCCCAGGACACCGGCCGCGCCTCCGCCGATAAACCCGGTAAACGGGGGCAGCGGTCCGCAGGCGGTTGACATGACCAAAATGTCAGCTCAACAGTGGATCGATTACCAAAAGAAAAACAGAAAATAAGGATTGATTTATGGCAAATACCCTTCTCAACTCAACGATTATTCTCAACAAATCGTTGGAGATTTTGCATAACAATCTGACGTTTACCAAGTGCGTAAATCGTCAGTACGACGACCAGTTCAAAAGCACTGGAACCGCAGGAAAGCCCGGAACAACGCTCTACGTCCGCAAGCCCGTGCAGCATACCGTGTCGAGTTCGGTGACCCTGAATCTTCAGGACCTCGTCGAGCAGGACATCGCTATTGCCTGTGCGACAAGGTGCCAGGACTCTTTTGTGTTCAGCACCCAGGACCTGACGATGAACATCGACGATTTCGCAAACCGGTATCTCAAAACCGGCATGGCGCGTATCGCTGCGGCAATCGACGCCGCGGGCCTTGCGCTGTACAAAGACGTATACAATTACGTCGGCACACCGGGAACCACACCGGCCAGCCAGCAGGTCTATCTTGACGGCGGCGCGGTGCTCGATTACAACTGCTGCCCGCGCGATGGCGAGCGGTATGCTGTTATCGACCCGTCGGCCCAGGCGAAAACCGTTGGCGGGCTCGCGAGCCTGTTCAACAACAGCTCAAAGATTTCAAGCCAGTACGACAAGGGATCGATGGGTGATGCTCTGGGTTACGGCTTCCGAATGGATCAGCTTATCAATACGCATACCTGTGGCAGTCGCACCGGGACAATCCTGGTCGACGACCTGGCGGGGACGTATTTGACCGAGGGGTCAACAAGCCTTCACATTGACGGCCTCGGGGCAACAACGCAGACCTTCAAAGACGGCGATATCTTCACCGTTGCCGCAGTGTATGATGTCAACCCGGAAACCAAGGACACGCTGTCGACACTCAAACGCTTCGTGGTCACAGCAGACGCAACCGCGGCGAGCTCAGAGGTCACTCTGGCCATTTCTCCGGCCATGTATACGAGCGCTTCGGGCGCATTGCAGAACATCAGTGCAATGCCAGCAAATGATGCGGCCGTGACAGTGGTGGGAACTGCGTCGACCGGATATCCGCAGAACATGCTTTTCCACAGGGACGCCTTCACGCTCGTAACCGCAGACCTTGAGATGCCGAAGGGCGTCGATTTTGCGGCCCGTGACGTTGCGGATGGCATCAGCATGCGCATTGTGCGTGACTATTCGATTGTCAACGACACTCTGCCCTGCCGTATCGACGTGCTTTACGGCTGGACTTCGCTGCGGCCCGAGTGGGCGTGCAGGCTCTGGGGATAGTCGCATCGTGAACCAAAACCAATAACAATTAACAAAAGGAAAAAGCATTATGGCAGTTGAATATATTGGCGGCAATGCCCCGGATGGAATGTGCCTCGGGCTTGCAACGTCGGAAAAGTTGAGTTTTTACGGGACAACCCCGGCAGCGCGGCAGTCGCTTACCGTTACTACGGTGGCGACCACGGTGTCGGTGTCCACAACGTCAGCGATTTGGGGTTTTTCAACATCTTCCCAGGCAAACCAGATAATCGTCGCAGTCGATGAAATTCTCAAACTGCTGGCGACTGTCGGGCTTGGCGGATAGGGGGGAAACATGGCAACAGCAGTACGGTATCTATGGGAATACGGAACGACCGAGGACGGTAACTATATCGGTACGTCCTCATCGAAAATCGGTTTCTATGGTACGGCTCCCACGGCGAAGCAATCTCTCACGGTGACCACCGTCGCAACGACGGTATCAGTATCGACCACAAGCGCAATCTGGGGCTTTTCGACAAGCTCCCAGGCAAATCAAATAATTGTGGCGGTCAAGGAGCTGTTGGAGATTGTCGCAACCGTAGGCATCGCCGGTTAGTGACACATTTTTAATGTAACAGCGGCCAGTGTAACAGCTGGCCGCATCTTACAAAATGCAAAGGTGGTTCAATGGGTTCACACGGTGCGGTTACGGGCCTTGTAATTGCAACGCCATTTTATGAGGTCAAGGCTTATTCCCCGTATATTTCCAGCCTTGTAAACACAATCAACGTCCTCCATGAGCTGAAAATTCCGTTTGACTACTACGAATTGTCGGGGGATTCGTATGTCGACAGGGCAAAGAACGCACTCGTGCATCGATTCCTGAAATCCGAACACTCTCACATTTTCATGGTTGATTCAGATGAAGCCTGGGACGTGTCGGGGTTCTGCCGTGTGCTCAAAGCTGCAATTATGGGGGCTGAGGTTGTGGGTGCCGCATATCCGTGCAAAAACAACTGGGAATTTTACGGCTGCGTACCAAACACCGAAGACGGCATGTTCAAAGGGAAAGAAATCGGAACCGTGCGGTTGCTCGATATGTGGTGTATTCCAGGGGGCTTTTTGATTTATTCGAAAAAAGCCTTTGAGCGCGCCCGGCCGAAGCTGAAGGAATACGAAGCCCCGGAAACAAAGGAAAAAATACTCGAAGCCTTCAGGTGCAATATCGAGGATAACGGATACCGCATCGGTGAAGACGTGTATTTCCAGCAGCGATACAAAGAGGCTGGTGGAATTGTGTGGCTGGAGCCCGATGCAACCATACAGCACTACGGCGTTAAGGCATGGCAGGGAAACTACCATCAGTATTTGCTCGGCGAAAAGGCAAAAAAGGAAACCGAATTGAAGTTAGGCGCAACGCCAGGGGAAACCGAAGCCATGCTTGAAAGCATTGCAAAAAACCTGGCAAAGCTCAAGGCAAAAAAAGCGGCTGTTGCTCCTGTAGAAACGGCGGTTCCCGCATGAAGGTTGCTCTGGTATATGTCGGAATTGGCATTTGCGGTATGCAGGAAAACCGACCGCTTGGCGACCGCGAAGCCTCGTGGATTCCACATGGCATAGGGCTTGTGGCTGCTTCTGCCAGGGCCGCGGGGTATGAAGTTACCATTATCGACATGCGACAGCTTTCGGGATGGGACGGCTTCGAGCAAACATTGAAAGCAGGGGCGTTCGATGTGTTTGGGCTGTCAGTCTCTCCCGTCGATCGGCACAATGCTCTTCGGGCGATTGTGGCAATAAAGACGATTTGTCCAAATAGCACGGTTATCGTTGGCGGTATATCGCCGACGATATTCCCCGAAGATTACGCATTCGACGCAATTGATACCGTGGTCAGGGGCGAGGGAGAAAAGACATTTGTTGACCTTTTGGAAATGATCGCTGCGGGAAGCGGATTGCCAACGGTAATTACCGGAGAAAAGCCGGATCTCGACAGCCTGCCGATTGTCGAGCGGTCGATGTTCAAATATTAAATGGAAACGAATGTCGCCTTTG